ACGTTGTGTCTGCATAGTCAAGTTCGATGCTACCCTCGTACATAGGTAGGCTCTTACGAATAGGCTGTGCCTTGAGTGCGCTACCCTGAAGGTAACGACGGTCTACGTGCATGCCTAGGTCGCCCTTGAGCATAAACTTAGTGACAGCACTAGCGTTACCATTGATGGTAACAACAGCCTCAGCCCAGTCCCACGGAGTAGTACTCGTTGGGTATGAAGTAGCAGTAGCGCTAGGGCCAGTCAACTCTTGACGGACATCTAGGTCTGCTTTAATGTTGAGAAGGCTACCTTGCTCTACACCAATTTCAAATCCAGTGAACGTTGTACCTGCATATGTGAAGGTACGTAAAGTTCCACCACTGTCTGTACGCAACATCTGTGCGGTGTAAGACTTGGTAGGAGCAACACCGGTAGCAGTGAAAGTCTGCTTGTAGGCTGATGTAGCACCCTGTACTGCGATAGCGCTAGTGGAGAACATTCCCTGTAGGAGTAGTCCGAAACCTTTGCTAAGGATATCTGCTTCGAGGCTTCCCTCTCCACCCATATCGATGATGGTGCGACGGTCGCTACGTACAGAAGCAATACCCGCCCTGAAGCCCTTAGACTCTAGGAACTCTACTTTCTTTGTGGCAATGTCTGCCTGTGCTTCGTAGGAACGTGTCGGTGCGACACTAGTTCCGTATGTTGATTCTACGCCGAACGATACGGCTTGGTCCAAAATTGTACTCATTTGTTCTCCTTTGAATCGCCGTTTTCTACAGCGGAAATAGTTGTTACGTCTGGCTTCTTTGAAGTCCATTCGCTTGGTGCAAGACTGTTGTAGTCTTCTTCTTCTATGGTGACAGAATCACCTTTGTTGCATTCGTAGGTTCGTCCAGAAGGGAACCGTCCAGCGACACCATCGGTGCCTCCGACGTACCATGCCTCTACCTGTTTAGATTTAACAGGTACAGGCTTAGCGCCTAGCTCAAAGTCGGGCATGCGTCTCTACTCCTATCGTGATGATACAAACACGACCGTCAGCATCGAAGCCACCAGCCATATCGTATGTAGCAACAGTGGACCAAAGAACACCGCTTACTCCCAATGAAGGGTTGTCTGCTATGACCGTCTCTACGGCTGCTGCAAGAGTGGCTGCTCTTAGGTCTACGTTTTCTTGTGTAGCACGTGGTTGAGTTATCTCTACCACTACGTCTGTTGTATATTCTTCATCCCGACGTACAGGAAGAGATTTCATTGCTGAAGGCTGTTGTTGAGAACGAGTGTCCCCAACCCAAATGCTTTCAGACCTTTGAGTGTCGCCCGGATTTCCATAACTAACTTGGACTCCAGTGAGCGCACTAGAAGCTTGTAACGCTGCTACGAGAGCAGACTTGAATGCTGGGATAGTTGTCGTAGGGGTAGGCATTATCCGACCACCAGTCCGCCACCAGCACGGTAACGGTTCAATACGGCGTTCACATCGGGTAGTCCTGTAGGACGACCCGGCCCGCCTGCCATAGCCATATTCACTGTTCCGTATTCGTTTTGGACTGCTGTAGCCCTATCTGGCATACGGTTGAATAGTTCTATGCAATAATATCTAGCGAGGGTGCGAGCACACCAAGCAATATCGTCGGGAGGATATTGGTATCCGTACTCATATTTGAGTTCGATGTTCCGTCCCGCAAGGTTTGTTGTTGCTGGTGATTCGAAGTATCCTTCGTCTTTAGTGATTGCCCCAGCATCCCAGAGAGTCCAGTCTGCCCATACTACTGATGCAGCAGATGTACCGTTCTCTTTGACTCCGAGGATACGATAAGGAAACAGTTGTCTGAGTTTTATATCAGCTGAGCCGTCTCCTGTTATACGTTCTCGGTTGTATCGTAGGGTGAATGGTACTCCCACATATTTGTCGATTGTGTCTTCTGCCCATCGGATAGCGTCTTCTAGGACACTTACGGGGAAGATAGTGGTATCGGATAGTCCGTCTTGTGCTCTCACTTCGGAGAGTGTGCAGTATCGTCCTCCGACTACTTCGACACGAGTTCTGATAGTGGTGGTAAGTCCTGCAACGTTACCTGTCCATGCAATTGTTAGTACGTCACAGTCTGTTTGGACTGCAAGGCTAAACGAGTAGGTTCCTACTGCTACAGAGGTTGCGGTACCGCTAGTGACTGCGGTTCCGTCTTCTCTAGTGACAGCAACGGTTACAGAACCAGCAGCAGAAGTTAGTACTCCGTCTACATAGAAATAGCCGTAGAGGAGAGTTCCACTACCTTGATTTATTCGTCCTGTAATCATTGTCCACCTTCAATCTGTCTTATTCCTCCAGCACCATCTACGGTTGCTGTCGTGCGGCCTGCGCCATCTATCTGTCTTATACCACCCGAACCTTCATACCAGCGGGCTGTTGCTGACTCTAAAGGCAGCGACATATCCACAAATAGGTGTGGGCTGGTACTAGGTCCAAACAGTGTGAGCATTGTTCGGGCTTCTGGAGTTCCAAATGTTCTCATCTATTCCTCCAAAGTTTCATTAAAACATCCTAAAGAATCTGCCATTATTCACTAACGTAATAGTGGTCTTCATCAAGAATGTTGCATACGGTGCAAACAGTGAAATGTAGAAATAGAAATCACTGCTACTCTGAGGAGACGTATTAGATGCAGGATGGATAAAGCCACCATAATGGTCAGCAGTACCAAAAGTAGGTTGCAACAATATTTGTTCATCACTCCACGGACCTTGAGGGTTATCCGCACTACGCAACACTATATCGTTGCTAAATACGTCACTTTCAAGATATGAAGATATCCACTTGTTAGAACCCTGATGAAAGAACAAAGAAGGCTCGCCTTGCAGTCCCGTATAGACTGCAGAAGCAGCAGCCATACTTGAGTTCCAAGTAGTCCCATCCCAATAGGTATAAGAAGACTTGGTAAGTATGTTTGCTTGTGCAACTCTAGATACATATGCGCTACCTCGTCTACCGTTCATGGCAGAAAGGCAATACACATAACCGTCTGTTGCTAAAACAGGCCATTGCTGCTGGAACTTATTGTTAAACTGGCTATCGTTACCCCACACTTTTGTAGAGTCAACAGTGTTATAAGTAGCACCAGTAACGCCTTCTCTAGTCCAAGTGTCACCTTTATCGTCGGAGTAGGCTATACCAGCATAGTTAGTGTACCATGCGCCTCCAACGGTGCTGAAGTATGCTGCAGACCAATAGAAGCAATAGTGCCTAGTTCCTGCGACAGTACCAATCTGGTCTGTAATAGTGCCGGGGTTTGCTAGAGCATACTTAATTGTTGTACCAGTAACAGCAGTAACAACAAAAGTCCCGTTCAAAGTAGACGGAGCTAGCCCTGCAACAACAACACTTTCACCTACATAAGCATAATGACTGGCAACAGTAAGAGTTACTGAACCTCCAGACCATGTAGCAGCAGTTGTGGCAATCGTTGCAGCCTGTCCCGTGATAGCGACAGCACCAGAGGGAATAATTGTAGTATCACTACCAGCACCAAGAGTTGATGGGCCAGTAGTAGCGTAAGCAAAAGTAGAAGGAATATAACTACCAGTACCAGCACCGTCAGCACCAAAACTAATAATACTAAATTGTGTACTGCTCGCTACACTGTAGACATAGGTTTCTCCGTCGCACGCAAGCGCACCACTATTAGAAATTGTGACACCATTACCTGCAGTGCAGAAATGTGCCGTAGGGGTAACAACAGTTACAACAAACCCTAGAGAGCGTGTCATGCTTGTAGCAGCATTAACTCCAGTGACAGTTCCACCAACGGTGCTGGTCTGGTTTGCTAATACTAGCGCATAAGTAAACGTAGTAGTAGTAGGTGTGGAAGCAATAACAAATGTACCATTGAACGCTGCATTAGTCACGCCAGATATAGTTACAGATTGTCCTATAACAAACCTATGTGCGCTAGTAGTAGTTATAGTGGCTACGTTTGCACTAACTGTAGCGCCAGTAGCACCAATAGTTCTGTTAGGTGCAAAGACGTTACCAGAACTAATAGTATCATGTCTACCGGGAATTGCTTGTTGAGCTATACCTTGCGACGTAAGCGCACGAAAAGACTCAATAGCAGCCCCATCAGATAATGTTCCATCACTACTGCGAAACAGAGTGTTAGAACGCCATCCTGCACCAGTCCAACTATCGTCACCTTTTATAACATCACCAGTGGTGAGCGCTTTTGTGGGGTCGGCAGTGTAGATGAGAGTACAAGAAGTGAGGTTAGTTGTGCTTCGAGCGGTATACTTAAAGTATGCTAAAGCGCTAGCGTTGGAACCTAATTGGACAACAGCATACCCACCAGTAGTTTGAAATGAACCTGCTGCTTGAATCGCAATAGTCTGCGTACCAGTAAAACTGCTACACAACAATCCGTTAGAGCCTGCTGCTACAGACGTAGAACCAGCATTAGAATGCGTAGTGTTAGGGCCATTCCAATCGCTACCATAACTATCACCTAAGAAAGAATAGGTATAGCCATCTTTACCGTCGTAGGGAAAACCGAGGTCACCAGAAAAGACATCCCACTTACGTGTATCGGTAGTTAACGTAGGGCGAGCATACGGAACCACAATAGGGCTACCCAAAGGTAGCGTATAAGTTTTGCTAACAGTTCCCAATACCGTACAAGCGCCGGGGTTAGCTGAAACTGGAACAGTGAACCGAGTGCGGGCAGCAATGTTTACGGTACCAGTAAAGGTACCATTGTAGGCTGCTGGAGTGAATCCAGAAGTTACTACAGTAAAAGTACTACCGTTGGTAACCTGTAAATCGCCCACTACGGTATATGTCATTAATGATGCGGTTGCCGTAGCAGAACTACATGTCATGCCAGAGAACTCTTGTGCAAGATGTGCGTTATCTGGAGCAGGGGTACCTATTGCCTGAGACACCATAGTTGGTGTAGTAAAGTTTAAGGTAGCCATTATGCGTACGCCACACAACGCCATTTGGCGGAGACCGTATTGTAAACAAACCCAATATCAAGCCTGTCTGTGGTTACAGTTATTGTAGGCAGTAATGCTGTTGAGGCTTCAAACTTTGCCCCCCAAGTTATAGCACGGGCAGCAGTACCAACAATATATATCCACAATTTGTCTCCATCGGCAGGAGTACCAGTAAGGTTAGTAGTAAACGATGCTATGTCTACCGTTTGAGCAGTAAGGCCGAAAACGTCAGTATTGTCGGTGTTGATAGTTGGAGAAGCAGCAGAAGATGTAGTGCTCACTCTCGAAGTAACACGCTTGTTGGTTAAAGTTTGCGTATCTGTAGTTCCAACAATAGTTCCAGTCGGAGCAGCAACAGCAGTAATAGCCCCTGCACCAGCACCCTTTAAGATGCCCGTAGGGAGAGTCGACGCAGCGGTACCACCTTGCGCTATTGGCAATGGAGAACTTAAGCTTGTAGATACTACGGTTGGGCTAGGATAGGTTCCACTTAAACTGCCACCGGCACTGCC